ATCACAAGAGGTGATATTGAAGCAATTGCACGAGGTGACTGGGAATTTGTTCGAAGAGCAAACTATCGTTATTCCGAACCAGCATCCAATCCTAATTTAAAAGGATGGAGCTAATGGCAACAAGTATAGCATCTACTATATTTTCGCCATTGTCGGGATTTTGGTCTGCATTCGAACGCTTCAGCTTGGCGATGGGATATTCCAGGGCAGCGGCGGAACTCGCACGAATGGGATATTACGAGGAATCGAAAAAATGTATGATGGAAATGCAAAAATTGCGTAGCTAACAAAAAAGGGCAGAAATGCCCTTTTTAACTTTTTAACATAAAGGAACACACACATGACACAGAAAAACCCTTTTGAAATTAGAGCTGAAATGCTTCAAATGGCTAAAGACTATATGGATCAACAATATAAAATGAATATTCAACTTGCTACCGATATGTATGATCAAGGCCAAAAGAATATGACTGAATTGCAAGATGCGTACAAAATGTATTCAGTTGAAGATATGATGGCAAAGGCCAAAGAAATGTATTCTTTTGTCTCGAAGAAAGATTAAAGGTTTACATTACCTCTATATTATGTTATAATTACTCCAATGACGGAGGAATGTTTTGAATAATTTTTATACATCTATCAATCGCCATAAAGGTGAAATTTTGTATCGTGGTTATACTGCTAATGGTACTCGGATTGAAAAACGTGAAAAGTTCGGTCCAACATTTTTTTTACCATCAAAGGATCCATCTAAATACCGATCCCTTGATGGTAATTATTTAAACTCATATCAGTTTGATACAATGTATCAAGGTAAAGAATTTCTAGACACATACAAAGATATGGAAGGCGTGAAAGTCTACGGAACTAGGAATTACGTTCATCAATATATTACTGATAACTTTCCAACTGATATAGAATTTAATCAGAAACATATTAATATAGTTAATTTTGATATTGAAGTTGCATCAGATGATGGATTTCCTAGTCCGGATGTGGCATTACATCCAGTTATTTCAATAGCTTTAAAATCCAGTAAGTCATCTATATATCAAGTTTGGGGTTTAGACGAATACGATCCTGCTAAGACTGAACTAGATATGGCTGGCAATCATATCAAATATCATAAATGTAATACTGAAACTGAGTTATTAGTTTCGTTTATAAACTATTGGACTAAAAATTATCCAGACATCGTTACTGGATGGTATATCCGCCAATTTGATATTCCGTATTTAGTTAATAGAATCTGTAGACTTGCCGGAGAAATACCAGGTGAAGATGGCCAAATAAAATGTAAACCGGCTCGGAGACTTTCTCCGTGGAATAATGTCGGAACAGGTACATCTCGAGGTCAAAAAAGTGCGAAATATGGTTATGAGTTAGAAGGCATTCAAATTGCTGACTATATTGAATTATTTAAAAAGTTTGGTTATTCTTACGGACCTCAAGAGTCTTATAAGCTAGATCATATTGCTTATACCGTACTAGGTGAAAACAAATTATCATATGAAGAGCATGGCAATCTTCACAACTTATACAAAGCAGACCATCAAAAATTTATTGATTATAATATTAAGGATGTTCAGCTTGTTGACCGCATCGATAGTAAGATGGGTCTTATTAACTTAGTTTTAACTATGGCCTATAAAGGTGGTGTTAATGTAAGTGATACTTTTGGCACTACGGCTATATGGGAATCAATTATCTATCGCCGCCTTCTTAAAAATGGTGTGATACCACCAGTTGAACAGATTTCTCAATGTATGTACGGCTTAGTCGGTAATCCAGACAATCAAACCTATGACGCTAATGGTGCTAAACAAGCTCAGCGTACAATTGCAGGTGGTTATGTAAAGTCGCCTCGACCAGGCGCTTATGATTGGGTAGTGTCTTTTGATTTAAATTCACTGTATCCAAATATTATTGTACAATCTAATATATCGCCTGAGACTATTATTAAAGACAAAACATGGGATCATTTTACTCAAGGTGTTAATCATTATTTAAATAATGATGATATTCAGACCGATGATTATTCATTATGTGCTAGTGGTGTGCCATTCAGTAAAAAGAAGCAAGGTATTATTCCAGAGCTGATTGTTGAGTACTATGCAGAACGTAGTGTGATTAAACAAAAAATGTTGAAAGTAAAACAAGAATATGAAGAAACAAAAAACAAATCTCTAGAGTCTGAAATCAATCAACTTGAAAATAATCAGATGGCTATTAAAATCCTACTTAACTCATTATACGGTGCAATGGCAAATAAGTACTTTAAGTTCTTTGATAATGCTCTTGCAGAGAGCGTTACACTTACCGGTCAACTTTCTATTAAATGGGCTGAACGGGCTATTAACAATGAAATGAATAAGGTACTTAAAACTAAAGGAAAAGATTATGTTATTGCTATTGACACTGACTCAGTCTATATTAATTTTGGTCCTCTTGTTGCTCAACTGGCGCCAGCAGATCCTGTTAAAGCATTGGACAAAATTTGTAAGACACACTTCGAGCCAATGATTGCATCTGCTTATGATGAATTATTTCATAAGTTAAATGCGTACACTCCTCGCATGGAAATGGGTAGAGAAGTCATAGCAGATCGTGGTATCTGGACAGCAAAGAAAAGATATATTCTAAATGTGCACAATAATGAAGGTGTGCAATATGCTGAACCGAAACTTAAAATCATGGGTATTGAAGCTATCAAGTCTAGTACTCCTGAAGTCGTCCGTGATAAATTTAAAGAGATATTTAAGGTTATTATCAAAGGTAATGAATTAAGTACTCGTAAGTTTATAAATGATTTTAAACAAGAATTCAAATCGTTATCGGCAGAAAAAGTTTCGTTTCCGCGTGGTGTATCTGAACTTGACAAATGGAAAGATCGTCGAACTATCTATAAAAAAGGCACTCCCATACACGTTCGTGGAGCCTTATTATATAATAATCAAATTAAAGAAAAGTCTCTTGATAAAAAACATGATATGATTCAAAAAGGTGAAAAGATTAAATTTACTTATCTTAAAGTTCCGAATCCTATTAGGGAAAACGTCATTTCGTTTCCAGATTATTTGCCAGATTCGCTGCATCTAAACAAATATATAGATTATGACAAACAGTTTGAGAAAACATTCATCGAGCCACTTGAACCGATATTAGATGCAGTTGGGTGGTCAGTAAATGAGCAAGCAACATTAGAGGATTTCTTTGGATGACAAATATTAATATTAAAACAAATCCAACAGGCCGAAGCCCTGAAAACAAATATTTCTTTGGAGAAAAAACAAAGTGTTTAGATAAGACTCGACCAAAGTATTATAAAGTTGGAAAGATGGAAGACTTTCTTCAATTTGCAGATCTGATGATACCTAGGTTAATATCTCAATCGATTTATAAAAAACCACTATATCTTGAAACATGTAATATTAGATTTAAAATAAATACTAATGATGAAAGACATGAACAATTTGTTAAAAATATGTTTGATGTATTGCCTAATGGTTTTGATCCTAAAGTTTATCCACATAGCGCACATGATTCTGATTGGACAATTTGGCATAACACGGAATTGAAGGTTGATGAGCCAAAAATCTATGTAAATCTTGATACTAAAACTATGTTAATTGCTGGGACAACATTTCTAGGTGAAATCAAAAAAGGTATATTTGGTGTAGTTAGTTTTGAACTGCCGAGATATGATATTTTACCAATGCATTGTAGTGCTTTTACATATAATGATACGACTAACTTAATGTTTGGATTAAGCGGTACCGGTAAAACTACCCTTAGTAGCGACCCAGATTATAGATTAATTAGTGATGACGAAGTATCTTGGAATCACGATGGAATTGAAATGATCGAAACAGGCTGTTATGCAAAAAGCGAAGGGTTAACACCAGAGACACATAAAACTATATTTGATGCAGTAGAGAAAGCAAGAAATAGTGACTGTTTAGTTGTAGAAAATCCAGGTGTACCAAACGCAAGATTAAGTTATCCTATCACTTGTGTTGAAAACGCGTATCATGAACCCCAACAATTTAATCATCCAACTAATATCTTTTTTCTTACTATGGATGCAAAAGGCGTGTTTCCTCCGGTATCTAAAATTTCTGGTGAGACTGTACGACGTTTCTTTGAAACTGGATACACGAGCCAAATGCCTGGAACTGAACAGGGAGCAACAGAAATCAAGCCACTTTTTAGTCCTTGTTATGGTTCTCCCTTTATGCCAAGACCAATACATGTTTATAGTGATTTACTAATGCAAAAAATTCAGTCTAATGATTGTAACGTATATCTTATTAATACTGGTATGGATAAAGCTGGTCATAGATACTCATTAGACTTTACTAGAAATTGTGTCAAAGAAGCAATTAACCATGGCACCCGTGACGATAGTAAAAACGTGTTAAATATCTTAGAAAGCTTAATAAATGAATAAATATATCTTTACAAGTGAATCAGTAAGTGATGGCCACCCCGATAAGGTTGCTGATCAAATAAGCGATGCACTGGTCGATGCTGGATTATATAAAGGTGACGAAACTACAAGGGTAGCTATTGAAACTCTAGTGACAACAAACAGTGTGACTATTGCTGGTGAAGTAAAGAATTATAATGTAGGCTTTTTAGAAAGAGCTGATATTGTTCGTGATGTTATAAAACAAATAGGTTATGAACAAGAAGGCTTTCATCATAAAAACGTAATTATAAGTGATATGATACATGAGCAAAGTGATGATATTGCACTAGGAACAGATGATTTCGGCGCAGGCGATCAAGGCATTATGTTTGGATATGCTTGTAATCACACAAAAAGTATGATGCCAGCACCTATACATTATAGTCATGCGGTGTTAAAGAACTTAAAAACAAAACGTGGAGACATTTTAGGTCCTGATGCTAAGTCTCAAATTAGTGTAGAGTATGATGGCGCAAGGCGTGACGGAGTAATTAAGCGTATTGCACAAATTGTTATTAGTACACAACATACAGAAGGTAACGTAGAAGAAGCAAGAAACCTCTGTAGACTTGCTGCAACGGAAGAACTAGGAGATTTAGTAGATGAAAATACAGTATGGCATCTTAATCCTACAGGTAACTTTGTTATTGGTGGGCCTGATGGTGATGCCGGTGTTACAGGACGTAAAATTATTGTTGATACCTATGGCGGTTTTGCTCCTCACGGCGGAGGTGCTTTCAGCGGTAAAGATCCAACAAAGGTTGATCGTAGTGCAGCATATATGGCCCGTTGGATTGCTAAGAACGTAGTAGCAGACGAAATGGCAGACTGGTGTAACATACAATTAAGCTATGCTATTGGCGTTAAAGAACCTACAAGCATTTACATTGACTCGAACGGACACAATAGATCAATTGCTAGTTTCATTCAAAAAGAAATTGATTTAACACCCAAAGGAATTATTGATAGATTTGATTTGTTTAATTTTTATGAATACAGTAAGAACTGTACATACGGGCACTTTGGTGACAAAGAAGTGCCATGGGAGAGGTTGGGTTGGAAATGATTCATTATATTTTTGATGTTGACGGTACACTTACTCCAAGCAGAGGTAAAATGGATGAGGAGTTTTCAAAGTTTTTCTTTGATTTTTGTACTTTAAATAAAGTGTATTTAGTAACAGGTAGTGATATTCAAAAAACACGAGAGCAAGTTGGAGAAGTTATTTGGGGAATGACTAAGCGTAACTATCAATGTTCTGGTAATGATGTATGGGAACGTGGTAAGAATGTTCGTACTTCTACTTTAAAGTTACCGGATGAAATGTGGGGCTATTTAAATAAGGCAATCACTGATAGTTCATTTCCAGTTCAAAATGGACAACACATTGAAGAACGTCCGGGTCTATATAACTTGTCTATTCCAGGAAGAAATATAGGCAATCGTACTCGAATTCAATATGTAGCATATGACAATTATACTAACGAAAGAAATAATATTGCTGCTAAGTTACGAGAGCAATTTCCATTGTTTGAATTTAAAGTTGCTGGTGAAACCGGTATAGATATTACTGCTAAAGGAAATAATAAATCACAAATTCTTGATGATTTTGATTCTTCAGATGTTATCTATTTCTTTGGAGATAAGTGTGATAAAGGTGGAAATGATCATGAACTTGCATTAGCTGTACATGATCGTGGAGGAGAAAATAGTACATATCAAGTAAATAGTTGGGAAGA